CGGATCCTATTGGTACTCTCAATGCCTTCTATCGCACTGTGAATCCTGGAGTCGGTGCACAGGATCTCGAGTTCGATACGGCTAGCATATCGCTCGATCCACAGGATCGAGTGCTCGCGACTGATAGAATGAGGCTGCCTAGGATGTTTGGCGAACCTCCGAGGGCTAGGAAGTTGTATAGGAGTAAGCTGCAGGCTTTGAATGTGCCGAAGAGACAAACCACTGTGCAGGAGTTGTTGTCTGCGACGGCCGCGAGGAATTTGAACGCACCGCAAGTGTCGTTGCCGCAGGACGATGAGGCGACGATTAACGATGTGTGGGAGACGTTTTTGGACGTCGCGTGCGTGTCGGATGCTCGTTCCAAGCTTTTGGAGTATCAAAGAGATTCGGTCGGGCTGGCCGAGCAGGCGTTTGTGGACTGGTCGGCTCAGGTCACGCCGGAGAAGCTCAAGTCAGTGAGGGTGGCATTGGAGGCCGTTTCGGCGAGTCTCGGAGATATGGATGTCGGAGAGTATTTGTTTATGCTCAAGAGCGATGTGAAACCCGAGCTCACGACTAAGCCTATTGAGAATAGGATCGAGCCGCAGGTTATCGTGCATCATATGCGGGAGCTTAACGCGTTGTACAGTTCGATTTATCGAGTGCTGGTTCGGAGACTGCTTTCGTTACTTCGACCTAATTACCATCTCAATCTTCTGAAGGATATGGTCGATATCGAGGCCTTTGTGCGCGCGGTGCACCCCTTTGGTGCTAAAGGTAAGTATCTCGAAAATGATTTTTCGAAGTACGATAAGTCTCAGGGCAAGTTCGTCTTCAAGTTGGAGGCGTTTGTGTTTGCTAAACTCGGTATGGACCCTGAGTTGTTGCAAAAGTGGGTCACGGGACACGTTGAGTGTTCGATGAGATCCTTGGCGTTGGGCATGTCGCTACATGTCTTGTATCAGCGTAAGTCGGGTGACAGCACCACCTCTTTCGGGAATGGGCTGATCAACTTGCTCAGTGTGACTTATGCGTACAGGGGTACGCGGGTGATCTGGGCAGTGTTCATGGGTGATGATTCGTTGGTGTTCGCAATCGAGGTTGCTAACGTCGCTATCGCTGCTAGGACGTTGGCTGAGGTTTTCAATCTCGGTGCGAAAACGTTTATCACTGAGGCACCTTACTTTGCTTCGAGTTTCTTACTTATCTCTGATAGGTCTGAGACTTTGGCTTTCATTCCTGATCCGGTCAAGAGGGTGGCTAGGTGGTCAATGTCAGTTGCGGCTGACGATCCTCAGTGGCATGAGAGATACCAGTCTGCTAGGGACTCAATGCAGGTGTATCTCAATTGTTTCAACGTTGCCGGGTTGGAGAGGGCAGTGTCGCTGAGGTACCCCATCGAGATGGGGGACGTGCGGGGTGTTGCGGCAGCTGTGGCGACTTTGTTGTGTGACGAGAAAAAGTTTAGAGGTATTTGGGAGCAAGTGCCGGAAGAGTCTGTTTATTGAATTTGGTATGTTATTTTCCTGTAATGCAAG